AAATAAATGAAACAAGTAAAAGTAGTAAGTAAAGAAGGAAAACCTTGGGAAGAGTCTCTAATTAAAACAACTAAAAATTATATAACAGATAGACTAATGGATGAAGATTTAAAAAGCAATGAAGAAGTTAAAGAAGGATTTGAACCTTTTAAAGAATTAGAACCTGAAACATTCCCTAATATTGATAATGTGTTTGGTGTAGATACTTCTAAAGAAACAGTTGAAGAATATACTAAACAAGAATTAGAACGTTGTAAGGACCTTAAATACTTCTATGGTAAGTATATAGTAGAGAGGGAACTAACTGATTTAGAGAGTAATATGTTAGATATGTATATGGAGAATCTTAACAATTAATAAACTTTATAAAATATACTGGTAATAATTTGCTTTTTTGAATTATTATCAGTATATTTAATATGTAACCTGCTTCCTAAGCAGTTCAGTTCTGAGGTGAAATAAAGTAGGAACTTAGACATAGGGTTGTATGAGTAACACTAGATGTGAAAAGAGTTGTCCCCTGTAGTTACAAAACAGACTTCTTAAATTGAGTATATATTAGTTGGGGTTAAAGGTATAAGGTATCCTCCCGAACAGGCTAAATACGGTAATATAGAAAGATTAGAAGTTAAAATCGGTTTATAGTAATGTAAACTCAAAAATCCAAAGGGGAACGTGTGTTCAATTTATAATAAAAATATTTATCAATTAATTTGCTTTTTATAAAAAAATTCATTATATTATAGTTAACAATATATAATAAAAGATTTTATAAATGATTTACCCAATAAAGTTAAATAAAGATAAATACCACAATGCTATTGTTAAAGTAATAGCTTGTTTTTTAAACCTAACGGATTTTGAGATAGATGTACTAGTTACAATGCTCAAGTATAATATATATTCTATTACTACTGATACAAGGATTATAATAAGAAATCAGTTAGGAAAGGATACATATACATTTAATAATTACATTAAGCGTTTAAAGGATAAGAAAGCATTAGTAGTTAAGGATGGTGTATTGGTTATATTACCAAGCATTGTTAAATGTGTTAAAGACCAAGAAATAAATATAAAGTTTGATGTCTACTCAGATACTGAAAACAATAATCCAAGTTAATGATTATTTAGAATTAGAAGAAGTGGTTGAAAGTTTAGAAGAGAAGTTAACATTCTTTTCTGAGAAACACAAGGATTTTTCAGCAATTATTGAAAAGGATATTGATAAATTAGAAATAACAGTAAAAACGATAAGTTTAAAAGAACATGTTAATTGAGGATATATCAAGGAAGGTATCTAAAGATTTAAACGTAAAGTTTGATACTGTGGATAGAATTCATAAATTACAATACAAGTTTATGCTTGAGGTAATGAAAGAGGGAGAATTTGATATTAAACTTATACACATTGGTAAATTCGTAAGGAAACATAGGAATGATAAATATAAAGCAACTAGGGCAGATATACGAGGGGTGGAGTAATTTAATATTTGAAGATCCTGAAGTAGAGAAAGTAGCTTTACCAAGATTAGAGATATGTTCCAAATGTCCAATAAGAACTAACGGTGTATGTGATTCTAGTAAAGGTGGTTGTGGTTGTGTTACTTCTGCAAAAGCTAGATGTTTAACTTGTAAATGCCCAAAAGATAAATGGTAGTAACTCTAGAACTCATAAGAGATGTTTACTCTCTACCTGATGCAAAAGGTAGACAAAAGTGCTTAAAGAAGAATCTTAAGTATAAGAAAACATTTGATACAAACTTCATACAAGCTGAACATTTTATAGATGCTAGAGGTAATATATCTAAGAAGTATTGTATGATCTATGAGGGAGAAACAGGGTTTAAAGCTAACCATAAATTTGAATATGTAGAAAAATTAATAAAACCAATAAAGATCAATGGATTTAAAAATACCTAAACAGTTTACTATTTTCAATGAGAAGTATAAAGTACGTCAGTTGAAGAAAGTTGATCCGGAAGATTCTTGGGGTGAACATGATTTTACTACTAATACAATAAAGATCAAAAAGGATTTAGAAGATAGTCAAAAGGAAAGAACATTTTTACATGAGGTAATGCACTGTGTGTTAGAACAATTATCATATAATGAACTAACATCAGATGAGAAGTTTGTAGATCAAATAGCTACAGCATTACACCAAGTATTAAAAACAATGAAGTAATGGAAGCTAAGAAGAATATAATTGAACGTCATACTCATACATTGGAAGATGGTAGAAGTATGTTTAAGATAGCAGATGCATTGTTAGAGATGGAAGCTAGAGATACTACTAGAGCAACTATCATAAATGAAGTTAAAGAAGTATTAGCAGGATTTGCTAAATGGGCAGAAGAAACAGATGCTAGATTACAGAAGCTTGACCCTAAGATTATTTTGAAGGGTGATAAAGCTTTTGATGAAACAATAAATGATTTGCATAAATAATGAAGATAATAGATCTAATAGATGGTCAAATAGTAATTACTCCCGAGGCTTTGTGCATTAGTCCATTCTCTGAGTTATGGCAGGAAGACAAATCTAAAACTAAAGCACTGGCTACTAACCAAATAAAATACATTTGGTTCTTCAGTGATTTTAACAGCCCTTATTATCAACAATCTGAATCAGATCGCCATAACCTGATATTATCAGATGTTGTAAAGGATAAAGATTTTAAATTAACAGATAAAGTAAAGGAAGGTATTAAAAAGTATCAACAGATTAATTCATCTCCTGCTATTGATGCTATAGATGCAGCATATGCATTTATGCGTAATATACAGGATTATTTTAAGACTGTAAAACTAACAGAGGTTAGTAATCCTAAAACAGTAACTGATATATTTGCTAATATGCCTAAGATGGTTGAAGCATTAAATCAAGCTAAGAAAGCTGCACATGCAGAACAATCTAACGGAATTAAAGTTAGAGGAGGGGCCGATGTTGGTCTATTTGAAGATTTATAAGAATGGCTAGTATAGGAAATCCGTATGTACCTGAAGTAGAGTGGTTTGAGAATTCTAGTGAGTTTTCTTATTTAGCTGATTTTTTCAATCAGCACGGTGTTTACACCCTAATCCCGAGAGGTACTTATGAGTATAAGATGTTTTGGGAAAGTGTGAAGAAAATTTGCATTGAGGGGTTTACAAATAGTAAAGGGATCAGAATCACTGGTCACCACTTCTTTTATTTAAACTTTTGCAGAATAGAAGGAGTTGGTAAAAACGCAGCTAAGAAGAGTGAGATCTTTCCTAGATTTATGGATCTAGATTATGATTACTTCCACATGATTGAATATTGTGAGAAGAATCAAAAATGCTTAACTGCTGTAAAAGGTAGACGTCAAGGGTGGTCATATAAAGCTGCAGGTATATGTACCTGGGAGTTTGTATTCTTCCCTAGTTCTAGTTCTATCATAGGAGCTTTCTTATCATCATTCTCTTTACAAACTATGAAGTTCTGTAAGGATAATTTGAACTGGATAAATGCTAATACCGAATTTAAGAAACAACGTAATCCAGATTTAAGTGATTATGTTATGGCTAGATATCAAGCTGATATCGGTGGAGTTAAAGTATGGAAAGGATATAAATCACAAGTAAGATCTATATCATTTAAAGATAATCCAACAGCGGCGGTAGGTAAATCTGCTTCTAAGCTTATATTAGATGAGGCTGGGGTATTTCCTAATATTACTGATACTTACTCTTACACAGAACCTCTTATTAAAGATGGTAGTATGTTTAGTGGTGTAGCCGTAGTATTTGGATCATCTGGAGATATGGATAGTGGAAGTAAATTCTTCTATGAGATGTTTACTAATCCAGGAAAATATAATATGCTTGAGTTTGAAGATCCTGATAACCCAAGTAAAAAAATTGCATATTTTAGTACAGCATCTAGAGGTAGAGCTGGAGTTTGTATAAATCCTCATTCAGAATGGTATAATAAGCCTATGGTTGATGATAATGGTAACTCTAATGAAGCAGCAGCCTTAGATGATATAATGTTCCTTAGAGAGAAAGCAAAGGGTGGTTTAGACCCTAAAGCATTCCATGGAACTATAACACAGTTTCCATTAACTTGGCAAGAAGCATTCTTAAGAAACAAGGGAGCAATATTTGCATCTCCTGAAATGTTAGAATGGTTAACTAAATTAGAAACAACACCTAGTTTAAGAGATTCTGTAGAGAAGGGAGAATTAGTATATATAGACGGTAGATTAGAGTTTAGACCTAAAGATACAGTAACTTATATAACATCTTTCCCAATTAAACCAGATGAAGATAATACAGGATGTATTGCTTTATTTGAAAGACCTGAGAGTGTAAATGGTGAAATACCATATAGTTTATATGTAGCTGGCTGTGACCCTTATGACCAAGATAAATCTGGTAGTGGATCATTAGGTAGCTTTTTTATATTTAAGAGATTTGTTAAAGCTGGTAGTACTCATGATATACTAGTTGCTGAATATACAGGTAGACCAAAATACGCTGAAGACTTCTATGAAAATTGTAGAAGATTATGTATATACTTTAATGCTAAAGTATTGTATGAAAATCAGTTAAAAGGTATGAAGGGTTACTTTGAACAAAAGAACTCTTTACATTATATGTGGGAACAACCACAAATTATTAAAGATATTGTTAAAGATTCAAAAGTACAACGTGGGTATGGTATACATATGAACAGAGGTACTAATGGTAGTTCAGGTATTAAAGATACTTGTGAGTTATATTTAAAAGATTGGTTGTATCACGAAAGAAGTACTGAAGGAGATCAAATAACTTTTAACTTCCAAACTATTAAATCAATAGCTTTATTAAAAGAATTAATAGCTTATGATATTGAAGGTAACTATGATAGAGTTATTGCATTCATGTTAGCTTATTTACAGACTATAGAAATCCATAGGATACATGTAAACGAATTAACTAATTCCAGTAGGAATTTAGCTAATGATCAGTTTTTAAAAAAACTATGGGAGAGAAAAGAAATTCCACAAAACAAATTTAAATTTCAAATAAATAATGGACATTCATAAAATGCAAGGTGGTTCCTCAGCACTACCATCACAAAAGTTACCAATGGCATCTAAGAATACAGCATGGAAACATGCTACTATAGATTACTATATAAATTTTAGATATACTAATGGTACCAATTTAAGAAGTGATAGAGTTAATAAAATAACCAATTATGATTTATATAATGGTAAAGTTAACCATGCTGATGTACAAAAGATATGTGATCCATTAGGATATACAGGTAATACATGGGCTGATAGATTTCAACACTATGATAAAACATCAGAGCCTATAAGATTATTAATTGGTGAAGAATCAGCAAGACCAGATAATGCTTTAGTTATATCAGAATCCCCAACAGATCTTACTAGAAAAACAGAAGGATTGAAGGCTAAGATATTAGAAGTTTTAAATCAAAGCTTAATGGCTGAGATAGATCCATCTACAATAGATCCTAATAATCCTCCTCCTACTCCGGAACAGGTTTTAAAAGCTGAGAAATATAATCCTTCGGATATTATAGAATCTAAAGCTAATAAAATTTTAAAGATATTAAAAAAGAAGTTAAATACCAAATGGTTATTTAATCAAGGATTTAAAGATGTATTAATTGCAGGGGAAGAGATATACTGGACAGGTATAACAAACGGAGAACCTGATTTAAGAAAATGTAATCCTTTGAATATCACTGTAATACTAGATGATGATTCTGTATTTATAGATGATGCTATTGCGGTTATAGAAGAACGTATGTTAACAGTACCATC